ATTGAAATGAAGGTTAGTAAAACGCTCTATAATTTCCATAAAATAACGATGGATTCACTAGTCACTCGAACCTTGCTTATCAAGGCGCGTGCTATGGCTTTCTGTTGCTCGTAGTCAAGCGAGAAGATGTCCTTTGTGTCAAGCACCCGTCTAATATCTTTCTTTCGCTTTACGGTTTTGAGAGAGCTGTCAGCTTCTAGCTCTTTTTCGAGTGCTGACCTTTCTGCCATGAAGTCGCTTGACCTCTTTTGTAATTCCTCTAGTGAAATCCTATCGTCAATGTATAGATCATTAAGTCTGCTAATTTTAGCGGTCAGCTTGTCAATCTGTTTTTGGTAGCTGTCTCGGTCTATCGTCTCTTGGTTTGTGTTTGCAAATAGCTTGTCGATATAGTCTGAATCAGTTTGCAGTTTACTGATTTCGGTCAAGACAAAGTGCTCTATATCGTCTTTGAAGTAAAATCCGGAATCACATTTCTCGTTGTTGTTATAAACAGTCACGCCCTTGGTCTTCCTTGGATGTCGTTGCTTACACTCGTACTTAACTAAGCGTGTGCCGTCTTTTCGTTTCATGCCTAGCTTAATAGCGAGAGGGGCTGAACAGTAGCCGCATTGAGCTATGCCAGAAAGCATGTATTTCGCTTGAAATGGTCTAGGGTTGAAACGCTGGGCGGCAGTCCTTTGCCTTGTTTTAATTTCCTCTTGTGTCTTGTTAAAATCGTCCTCTGAGATAATGGCTTCATGAGTGCCAGGGAATATCTGCCCTTTAAATTGGTTATATCCACAATACACCGGATTCGAGAGGATTGCCCGCACTGTTCTATAGTTCCACTCTTTATCTTGCCCGTATTGCTCATTTAGAGTGTCTCTGAGCTTGGTTATCGACATACCTGATAAATACCATTCGAACATCTTTCGGACGATTAGTGCTTGATATGGATTGATTGAGAGTGTGCCCGTCTCTTTGATGTAATCATAGCCAAACGAAGTCTTTGCCCACTGCATAGACTTGCCAGACTTTGCCCGCCCTAGTTTCCCTAACTGCATGCGTTCCTTGATTTGTTCTCTTTCAAGTTGGGCAAACACGCTCAATAAACCAATCATTGCCTTACCAAAAGGCGTTGAGGTGTCGAAGTTTTCGAGCAAGCTGACAAATTCTATATTATTCTCAAGGAATACATCTTCAATCAGATAGAGTGTATCTTTCTGACTACGGCTCAAACGGTCTAGCTTATACACTAGAACCGTATCAAACAACTTTCTCTTTGCATCTCTTATCAACTGCTCTAGTGCTGGTCGTTCCGTGTTAGACCCGGAGAAACCGCCGTCTGTGTATATCTCGTAAATATTCCAGTCTTTAATCTCGCAGTAACTTGTTAGTTTTGCTTTCTGCTCGTCGATTGAATAGCCCTCGTCAACCTGCGATGTGGTTGACACTCGGACATAGATAGCTACTTTGTGCATTGCCATTGTGTTTGTACCTCGTTTTTGATAAAATGGGTACAGAAAAGAACACATAACCTCAATTCATTTTTTAGTGGTTATGGATTTTTTCTGTGGTGCTAGCTCTACACTCGAAGTTTGGCGACGGTGAGTGTAGGGCTTTTTTTATTGTCTTATTTCAGATTTTGGACAGCGTAGTCAGCTTCTTCTTGTGTAAATTTGTCGAAATTTACCAATTGATCACGTATTGCGTCTGGAGACATAGCCACAGTATCTTGATATTGTTTCGCTTTTTCAACAGCTTGTTTGTTGTAATCAATACCAGAGTTCTCTACAGCATAGTCAGCGGCCTCTTGAGAGTATTTATCAAAACTTACGAGTTGAGCACGCAATCCCTCTTTAGACATATAAACGGTACTAGCATACTGTTTAGCTTTAGTTACAGCTGTTTTGTATTCCTTTGGGACTTTGCTCTCACTTGACTGCTCAGTTTTAGCCTTTGACGTCGAGCTAGTTTGAGAAGACGTGCTTTTGGCTTGAGAACAAGCAGCAAGACTTACAATGGAAAGACTTATTAAGCCTACAGACAATAATTTTTTCATAAAATTTCCTCCCAGCTTTTAATGTGGTTCAGTGATTGCACATAATTTAAACTCTATAGATATCTACCACTTCCCCGATCGTTCGGATGTCGTCATTTTCTGAAAGATAGACATTGTCGTAGTCGGGGTTAAGTGACTTCAGGTATGGTGTCCCGTTTGATTTGAACTGTTTGACATAGTTCTCGCCATTAACTTGAAAAATTGCAATATCATTATTCTCTACTTGCGGGGTATGCTTGATAAAAAGTAGGTCTCCGTCTTTTATTTTAGGCGACATACTTTCACCTATAACTTTTGCAACGCTGTCAAATTCATCAGGAACCTCATTAGAGGGAATCGTGATTTCAGCGTCTACATAGTCGTCTTGCATGACCCCGTTACCAGCAGAAACAAAACCTGTGATAAAAACAGTAGTCGTTTGAATTGGCTTTCTATTTTGTTTATCACGCAAGGTAAGAGCTAAATCTACTACTTTTTTCTTGTAAATGTCATTTAGGTCATCATAGATAGATTGAATATCAGAGACAGCAGGCTTATCGACTCCATACAAGATGTAGTCCGTGGAAGTTCCTAAAACTTGAGCTAATTTTACAATCTTTGCCCCCGTTGGAATACTAGCACCGCTTTCCCACTTCGAAATAGTTGAGTCAGACTTATACCCTAACATTTTCGCTAATTCAAGTTGACTAATGCCCTTGTTAGCTCTCAAACTTTCAATTCTACTTCCTCTTTGCTTATTCAAATCCATATCTTTCTCCTTGCTGTTTATATTAGTATTATATAGTAGACTTTCCTAATTTTCAAGTTGTTCTATAAAAAAAACTAAAAAACTTGAAAAAAAATCAACAAAACTATTGACATTGAATTAAATTCAAGTTACAATATGTTTGTAAGTTAGTTAGAGAGGAGGAACAAAATGACAAAAATAGTTCCAAAGATTACAATCAAAGAACTTCGAGCCCGTCATAATATGACGCAAGAAGAATTTGCTAAAAGCGTTGGTACGACAGCTCAAACAGTCAGCGCTTGGGAGAAGAATGTGCTTTCTATTTCTCCTAAGAACATGGTAATCATTTGTAATAAATACCACATTCAATCGTCTGATTTGTACGGTATCTGATATTTTTTTACAGTAAAACTTGAATTAAATTCAAGCGGATAATTAAGAAAGAGGTTACGCTAGATGAACGAAGTAACATTGTCTAACAACCTTTCTCAAATTGAATTAGAAATAAACCACCACAAGCAAATAGCTGGGCAATCGATTTGGGAAATTGGTAGACGATTAAACCACGTTAAAGAAAATGATTTGGCACACGGTCAATTCATGGAATGGCTTAAGAAAATAGAGTTTAGTCAGACGGTTGCCAATCAGTTTATGAAAGTAGCGAAAGAGCTTCCGAATTCTGTGACGTCACAGAATTTAGGGATAAACGTCCTTTACCTTATCGCAACGCTTCCAGAGGGAGAAAAGCAAGAGCAAATCGAAAAGATTGTGCAAGGGGACACACCAACGGTCAGAGAGCTGCAAGAGGTGAAGAAAAAGCTCAAACTCAAAGAGCAAGCACTTGAAACAGTTAAAGGCGAGTTAGAACGTACTAGACTTATCAAACCAACTGAAAAGGTGATTGAAAAGGAAGTCATCCCAGACGATTATAAAGCTACGCAAGAGCTAAACAAAAAACTACTAGCAAAAAACAAAGAGCTTTCAGAAAGCGAACAAGCGGCTAACGAACGAGTGCAAATCATTGAATCACAACTCAAAGAGTTAATGGATCAACGTCAAGAGGTTGACGAAAAATCAGCTAAATACGACGAATTGACAAGAGCTATCGAACAGTCGCAAGGGCAGTTAGACAGTTATCAAAAGCAAGTATCTGCTTACCGTCACACTATCAACTTTTTGGAAAAAGGGAACAAGTTCCTTGCTAACTTTGGCGGTGTTGCATTTCTGGATATCAAACCAGCGTTAAGCAATCCGAAAGTTAGAACCGAGCTTGAAACTTTCCTAACAATGCTTAACAGTCTCAGTCGTAACGTTTCGGAGATATTGGAACAAGACGATGTAATTGAAGGAGAAATCTTATGACAAACGACATTATTGGTCAAAGTAAAGACCACGCAAGACAAGTATCACATCTAGCAGTTACTAGAAACATGCTAGATGCACTTGAAAATCATGAGGAGCGTATTGCTAACCTAGAAGACAACATGAGAGTGAACGCTGCACAAGAAATTAAACTAACTAACCTCGTAAACAGCAAGATTGTTGGATTGTTAGAAGGCAAGAAAAGCAAGGCTTACCGAGATAATCATATTCGTGCTAAAGCGTATCACGCCATCAACAAAGAAATCATTGACCGTTTCGGTGTGAGACGCAAAGAAATTCCTGCTAAAGAATTTAAGAATGCCGTTATCTTTATCGAAAATTGGGGCTTGAATGATCCAGAGCTAAAAAACGAGATTTTCACCACAAACCATCAAGGAAGTCTGTTTGAAGCGTAATTAGAAGGTGAGACAAATTTGGGGCACCCTTGACGGCACTAGTGAGCTAGTGGGGCAACGATTCAGTTGAAACGTAAGCAATACCATTAGATGATTTGATTTTATAAGAACTCCTAAAAAACAAAAATCAAAAGACCTCGCTAGCTCTCTAGTGCCGTCAAGACAACAAAAAAGGCTGACCCCTGCCAGAGTCAGACCGATAGAAAATTTAAACTAAAGAGATTGTACCATGAAAAAACAAAAATGGGAACCCACCATAATCAACATTATGGCAGACGGTTCCAGAGTTGATGATCTAACTAAATATGTCATTCCAAGCGGTCACGCTTACTATGACATCATCATAGGTTTTCGCAAAGAAAAACTACGGAAAGGGGCTTGACTATGAGGTATGCAATACATAATCAGGAACGCAAACGAAAATTACACATCTATCAATAACGCTTTTACTCAAGACAAACGGTTGAAACCAGCAACAATAGGCATTTTAACGGTCATCTTGACCAATAAGCCCGATTGGGTTGTATATCCTGATGAAATCGCAAGACGGCTAGGCATAAGCCGCACTACCGTTGATAGCCATTTCAAAATCTTAGAAGAAGCAGGATATATGAGAGTGATTAAGCGTAGCTTAGGTAGAGGAAAAGGGAGTGAGGTGCACAGATTTTTCTCAGATGTTCCTATAACAGACAACTACCTAGAGTATCTGATGGGAC